GAATGGGCAGAAGATAATTCACACCTAAGTGGAATGGTAGTTGATATTAAAAAAGATGGATTCGATGCTGAAAGATTTATTGAATTGGCATTTGCGAACGGATTTAAATATGTTAAAGAATATGACGAATTCATTCATTTAGACTTAAGAGAAATACTATAATGGCAATAGCAGATTACATATCACCAAAGGCAAAGAAAGTAAATCTTTATACGGACTTTCATAAAGATCTTACTATAAGTCCAGTGTCAAAAGATATTGCTTTGCTAAAAGATGAAGATGCTGTTAAAGATGCAATTAAAAATCTTATTTTAACCGACCGCGGTGAAAGACCTATGCAACCATACTTAGGCGGAAGCATAAGAGATATGCTTTTTGAAAATCTTACGCCAGGTACACTTAAACTTATTAAAGATAGAGTAACATCTACAATTGAAACATATGAACCAAGAGCAGAGTTATTAGATGTATATGTTTCAGGAGATTTAGATAACGGTAATGTTGTTGTAAGAATTATGTTCTATATTAAAAACGAACAGCAACCGATTAACTTAGATGTTATATTAAAAAGGAATAGATAGAGATGGCAAATCCAAAAACACCGATTACCGAATTAGATTTCGCGGCAATTAAAGAACAGTTTAAAGTATATCTTCAAACACAAACTCAGTTTAAAGATTATAACTTTGAAGGTTCTAATATGTCAGCGTTGCTTGATGTACTTTCATTTAACAGTTATCAAAATAACTTTTATACAAACATGGCACTCAATGAAATGTTTCTTGATTCTGCCAATCTTAAAAACTCAATCGTTTCTCATGCAAAAGAATTAAACTATATTCCAAGATCACGTAAATCTGCAAAAGCAATTTTAAATTTGAGAATCGTAGACAATACCGAAACAGCATCTACAATTACAGTTCCACAATATTTTGCTCTATCTTCAAACTATCAAGGTGAAAGTTATAACTTCATTACCAATCAATCATACACAGCAAGAAGAACTGCTCCTGGTGTATATGAAGTACAAAATGTAGAATTCTTTGAAGGAGAAATATTATCAAGTTTCCAAAGAGAAGGATTTATTGTTGATGCCGACGGTGTATTAAGAGTATATTTAACAAACAACGAAGTAGATACCGATTCCATTGTTGTATATGTTGACGCCGAAGCAACCGATGATGCAAATGTATTCACAAGAGCAAATACTATTTTCGGTGTTAAACCTGATGATAAAGTATTTTATTTAGAACCATATCTCGATGATCGTTATTCAATTTACTTCGGTAAGAATCAGTTCGGTTTACAACCTGAAGAATTTGAAGATGTAAGAGTAAGATATAGAATCTGTTCAGGTGCAGAACCAAATGGAGCCGATACTTTTGGTTCAGGCACAATTGGAGATAATGCAACTGTATCAGCAACAACAGTTGTACCAGCTGCAGGTGGTGCTGAAAGAGAATCAATGGAATCTATTCGATACTTTGCTCCTAAAGCATTACAGGTTCAAGAAAGAGCAGTCACAACAAAAGATTACGAAGTATTATTACAACAAGCATTCCCTGAAATTTCTGCGGTCTCTGCTTACGGTGGAGAACAACTTGACCCACCTCAATTTGGAAGAGTTGCGATTTCAGTTTTCTTAAATGATAATACAGAAATCATTTCTTCAACATTATCTAATTCTTATATTGCATATTTAAAAGAAAGAGCGCCATTAGGTATCGAACCTATATTCATTGCGACCGAATACTTATATGCTGATATGGTTGTGAATGTAACTTACAGTAAAAAGAATACAGAAAAATCTGCGTCAGATTTAGAAAAAATGGTTAGGGATGCAATTACAAAATATTCCGACGAAAATCTTGAAGGATTTAATAAAACTTTACGACTATCTAAACTGTCAGGTAAAATTGATGATTTAGATGTAGGTATTGAAAGTAATGAAATTTCAGTTGCTCCAATTATCGAGTATACTCCTCCATTAAACTTTAATACTAATCCTTCATTTAGATTTGAAACTGAACTTACGAAACCATATCCTTATAGAAGTGCAAATGGTTTCACAGATTATAAACCTGCGATTAAATCAACTACATTTGATGTTGATGGAACTTGTGTATTTTTACAAGATGATGGTAAAGGTAATATTATGACCATCACTGATGAGATTATTAATCCACAAATTATTAATCCAACCGCAGGAACAGTCAATTATGCTAAAGGAGAAGTTAAATTAACCAACTTTAAAGTTGAGAATTTTACTGGTTCAGCAATTAAGATTATGGCAAAAACTAAAGTTGATGATGTTAAAGCTCCACAAGGTAGAGTGTTTATTATAAGAGACGTTGATGTTAAAATTTATATGAATTTAGACGAAGCTACTAAAACTACAACATCATCTACAGGAACAACAACAGCATCTTATTAAGAGAGAAGAAACATGCCTCAGGGTGAAATAGAAAAAAATATATCGCTTTTTATTGAGCGTCAATTCCCTGCGATTTATCGGGAAGATGGTCCTGAGCTTGTTCAATTAGTTAAGGATTATTATAAGTGGTCTGAAACTCAAGAAAATCAACATATCTATCAGCAAAGAAGATTTTTTGAAACTAAAGATATAGATACTACATTGGAGAGTATGATTATATTCTTCAAGAAAAAGTTTCTTGCCGATCTTCCACTTAAATCTGATATCATTAAATTCATTATTAAAAATATCCTTGACTTATATAGGTCAAAAGGTACTGCTCGTGGTATAGAATTATTCTTTGCCATTTTCTATCAAGAACATGAAATTGAAATTGTATATCCTTCTGAAAAGATGGCAAGAGTTTCAGACTCTGAATGGAAACAAGGTGTTTATTTACAAATGTTTCCAAACAATAATCAATTCTTTTCAAAGTCAGGAAAAGAATATTCATATTTCGATTTATTATCTCGTAACATTACAGGTGCTTTCTCCGGAGCAAAAGCATCAGTTCGTTCAGTTAACTTCTTTATCTTAAACGGTATTAAAACTGCTGTTGTATACCTTGATGGTATTAAAGGAAACTTTGAAAAGTTTGAAGATATCACAACAAAAATAAACGGTGAAGTTGTTGGCTTTGGTAAAGTAAATGGTTCATTATCTGGATTTATAGTTGACAGTGCTGCCAAAGGAATGACAGGAAGATCTGTTGGTGAGATCCTTGATGTTAGGCAAAAAGATGGAAATTCTGGTAAAGCAATCGTTACTGCATTATCTGATGAAAGCACAGGAAGAATTAATTATACTTTACTTGATGGCGGTTATGGTTATACTATTGACAACACAAGGTTATTGGTTTCTAATCAATCTCTTATTTTTAATAATGAAGATTTAAATTATATCGTTGGAGAAACAGTTGAAGATCAGGCTGGTAATTCTGGTACTGTGATTGGACAAAATGAAAGTTCTGCTGGATTTAAAATGGATTCAGGAGAAGCATTTACTATTGCTAGTATAATAACAACTGTAAGACCAAATGATGCACAAGGAAATCCTGTCCCACAATTTGTAATTACTGTAAATTCACAAGGCAATCAACTTACAGTTAAAAATGAATCTTCTCCAGGTTTATTATATCCTGACACAGCATCTACAGACGATGTAATAGTTACAGGATTAACCGATACATCAATCGCAAATGTTATAACCGATGTTATAACTCCACATTTATCAACAGTTTTAAATATTGCTGATTATGAAGTTAATGCTCCGTTCTCAGGTACCGCTTCTCCAGTTAATTTAAGTACTCCATTAGATGAAGCATTTGATATTCAATCTTTAACTATTGGTAGTATTACTGGATTTTCAAATATTAACCCAGGCGGTGAATATAAGAATGATGTATTCGCAATTGCTCAAGATTCTGTGTTTAAAAACTTTCAAAGAAAAAATCAAGTTATTCAATTTACTGATGCAGGAGACGCTGGTAGTTTTTCAATTGGAGATAGAATTCAAGGTGTAAGCACTGGCATTAAAGGTGTTGTTAAAAGTATTAATCAGGATGTAGGAAGTATCACCGTCACTCCATTTGATTATGATGGATTTGACGGAGAAGATATAAGATTTGAAGGTTCTCCAGAACCAACACTTGAAGTTTCTGCTGTAGAGACAGATTATTTAAATTCTCCAAACATGGGAGATAATGCTGTTATTGATGCTGAGACGGAATTTGCTGTAGGAAGAGTTTCAGAAGTAGCAATATTAGCTTCAGGATTTGGATATGTTGATTATGAAACAGACCCAGTTGACTTTGCGACAGGAAAAGGCGAATTAAGAGATGCAAATAATGATATCGTTAGTGTCGGATGGATTGAAGCAAAGAAACAAGGTGTTACATCAGGATATTGGGCAGGAGAAAATTCTCACTTAAGTGGTTTTAGAATACAGCCAGGACAAACAGCAAACACAACATTAGAATATTATGATTCAGGTTCAAGAATTCAAGATAGTGATTTTTATCAAGAGTATTCTTATCAAATTAAATCAACATTGCCGTTAGGAGAATACGAAAAATTATTAAAAGAAAATGTTCACCTAGCAGGTACAAAACTATTTGGTGACTTTACATTTAAAGCTTATGTTGGTTCAACAATGAAACCACGATTCTTAAGAATGTTCAATGATGATGGAACAGGTTCACCATTTGACCTAGCTGACATTACAGCATTAAGAGCCTCAGTCACTAATTATACAGCAGATAGTACTTATGTATCAGCGGATCATGAACCAGGAGGTACTGGTGGATTAACACTAAGTACAAGTTCAGTAACTGATTTAACGATTACTAGAAATTGGAGTCAAGGCTTCCACGATTATGACGTGACAATACAAATGCCTACACAAGGTTCTGCTCCTTACCCAGTTGCTATTTTATTACATGAAAACGGTGGAACTGGTGCAGGAATGGTTTCTCAATTCGCCTCTTCATTACCAGGACATATATTAATCGGTGTTGATGGATTTACTAATTCATGGAATATTGCTAATGAAATATCAAAAGGTCCTGATATATCAGTATTAGACGAATTAATTGATATGTTAAAAATATATAATAATGTTGATGATACCAAGATTCGTATTATTGGTGAAGGCAACGGTGGTGCACTTGCATTAAGAGCCGCAATTGAACTTGGTGATACTTCTATTGATACAGTTATAAGTATGCTATCACAAGCCCACACAGAACAATACAGAAACAATAACTTCTATTATCCATCTAATCATGAGCTTACAGGTGGAAGTAATACAAACTTAGGTTACGATTATATTAAATCACCAATACCTCAAAGAAAAATAGTTTGTATGAATGGTACTCAAGATTCAACAGTACCATACACAGGAGGTATTGTTTCAGGTGTAACATATATTTCAGCACAAGACAGTGTATTTAGATTTGCTCAAGCTCAAGGTTATTTAGGAAATCAAATCTTAGGCGGAGCAACTTATGGAACAAATAGTTTAATTGTTGACTATAACAATGTAATATTCTTAAAGGATGCTGTTGCACATACTGTATCAGCTGATATGCTTTATTTAGTTAATAAGTACCTTGAGAACAATTACGATATAACATATTAGGTATAAATAACAAAAACCAAAATTTTTAGGAAAGAATAGCAATGGCCAAGCAAATTATTAATATC